TCCCACCGGAACGGCAGATCGGAGTCGCCGGTATAGACCAGCCGCCAGACGCTCTTGGAGAAGGTCACGACGAGCTGGTCGCCAACGAACCGTGCCCCGGTGATCCAATCAGAGGTTGGGCAATCGACATAGTCGTCGGGATCCCAAATCTGATCGGAGTTGGCGCTGGAGTGCCGGACCCGCTGGCGACAGGAAACCCCTCGCTCGACCGTGCTGAAGAGCAAAACCCGGCTCTTAAAGATGATGACAATCAACGCCGCAGTAACATCATTGTCCGGACCGCCCGAGACATCCAGATCAATATTCAGTTGCCGGACCCGCGTTCCGTCGAATCGCTGGAGAGGATCTTTATTGTTGGTCAGGTAGGTAATCCCATTCCAGGTATCGAACCAGACAAAATAGGTATCGTCGCTGGTCAGCTCGAAGTAACTGGAATTTGCAGAGATAGTTCCCTTATCGACCCCACCAACCAAGAGATTCTCGGACTGGAAAGTTCCAATCTGACCACGGACATGAATAATGCCAAACGCGTCATTGCCCGCAAGCGTGCCCCCCGTTACATCCACAGCCACAATATACGCCGTCGCCCCAGATACCGAACCCGTTACAGTCGCGGCGGCCGCAAGCCCCGTACTCCCGGAAGTGAAGTGGAGTTTCTTGGTTGAAGCATCCTCGAATAAGCTGGTGGTCGTATTGTATTTGTTGACCCGTTTAAGGTTGACGGCCAGTAAGGTCTGTACCGTGTTGCTGCGATGCTGATAGATCCCGGTGACAGCCGTTCCGGGATACCAGTCGTAATCGAGCAGGCCGTTGGTCAGCGCCCCCGAGGTCGTCCATGCACCGGTGGTATAGTTGATGGTCCCGGTGAGGGAAACATCCCCCGTCAAGACCCCCGCCCCATTATCGGAAAGCGTTTCGGCTCCATGCACGATCGTGAATGTCCCGGCAACAATCGGCAGGGTGGTCGTGACTGTGCCACTGGCCCCATTAAGCACCGCCTCGTCGTGGTGGATCAGCCGACCGAATGTTCCCAGCCCCCTGCGCTTTTCCAACACCCCCCTTCGGATGAAGGCGTTCTCCATCTTTCGGAATCCGTCGGCGGGAGTGATCCACGGCTCGCGCTCGAGGCGTAACCCGGACTTCAGATCGTAGATGGGGTATTTCTGGTAGGCCATTACTTGATGTATCCGACCAAAGTTATCGTGACGGCTCCGGTATTGGAACCGAAATAGACCTTTCCGGCCGCATCGGTAACGATCGTGAAGTTGGCGTTGTCCGAGGTACTGGTAAAGGTCAACCCGTTCGGTCCTGCGTACCCAGAGTGATAGACGACCGCTGCGCCGGGCGTTTCGCTGGTCGAGATTTTGAATACCGATCCCGCCTGACCATTGACCTTCAGGAGTACGACGACCTGATTAGCTCCAATCGCCGGAGTACCCGCAGCGGAAAGATCAAGGGCAGTCCACACATTCGAGGTTGGGGTAGCGGAATATACGCTGGAATTGCTGATATAGAACCCATGCGTGGCAACCTGCGTGTCCACATACGCCTTGACGGATTGCTGACTCGGAATCTTCCCGGCGTCGTCGGAGGCCATGTCGTCTTCATCGAGAAAGACACTACTGGTCAGAGGGTCCAATGAGCCGTTGATGAGGGGACTGGTCAGTACCGCGTCGATCAGCGTCTTATTGGTCATCGTGACTGTGCCGGAAGTGACGAATGCCTTGACCGATTGCTGGCTGGGAACTTTCGTCGCCGAATCGGTCGCCATATTATCTTCGTCGAGGATCGCCCCAGCTATCGCTTCCGGACCCAGAACCATCGCAACCTTTGCGGTCGCGGCAGCATCCATCGTAAAGAACTGATTCAGCGTAGTGTCGAAGATCAGGCCATCGTGGACATAGATTCCAGTGGTAACGATATCCGCATCGATCGTGGCCGTCGTTTCATACCGAAGGATTGATGCCCCACCGGGCCGGTGTGCGCCGGTCTGCGTTCCGCCTGTGGCGAAGTAGTGCTCGGCGTCCAGCGCCGTCTCAATCGCGTCATTGTTGGCCCGGATCAGATCGTCGGCCACGCGAAAGACGGTATTATCTGCTGGTAATGCCTTGTTCCAGACGGCGAATAGGCCATTGACAAAGCACAGACTCAGGATGAACGCGACGGTCGCAATGATGAATAGCTTTTTCGGTTGCATGGTTAGAATCCCATAATATCAATGTATGCATCGCCTGCCAGAGTCGTCGGAACGAATCCGATCTTGTAGAATCCCCGGACATCGATCTCGCACATGGCGATATAATCCCCGCCGGGCGAAAGAACATTGATCGGCGAAAACCATTTCTCGTTTGACACGACAAGGGTGTCGGAAACTAAGGTCTTCGATATAGCGGGCGATATGGCTCCAGCGGTAAAAGTAAGGGTGCATACCCGCGTATAGGTATCGTTTGAACTTCTCATCAAAAAAACATCGAAGACATTGACATCATTCTCAGACGATCCACGGCACCGCAGTGTAATGGTATTCCAGTAAGCGGGAATAGAGTACACTTTTGTCTTGCTGTATATTTCAAAAGCAGAGGTTGCGTTACCGTATCCACTCAGATTTTCACCAGTGGGAGTCGTTGGTTCCGCACCCGTCGCAGAGAATGTTCCGGCCTGCACCCAAGGGGACTGATCGGTGCAGGATGCGGGCTGAACGATATGTCCAGATCGGTCCAGCGTGTAGAACCCCTCGGCGGCATAGAGGACGGCGGTCACGAACAGACACGCCAGAAATGCGGCGATAATTCGTTTTCGGTACATGTTAAAAGCTCCTTGTTATTTCGCGTTGTTGAAGATTTCGGTAATAGTCCAGTTGAAGATGTTCGATTTCACGGTCGTAGAGCGCGGGCAACTGTGAACCCGTATCCCCGCTGTCCTGTTCGTTGAGGAACTTGATCGCGGTCCCGTAGGCGATTGCCAGACCCCAATCCTGATTGAGTGGGGCATCCGTGTCGTCAGCCATCGACGACGGTTTTTTCATGCACTCACATTGAAACACATGCCGATCATTCGACTTGGGACGGACGGTCAGGATATTCCCCCAGATCAGGGCCAGGCACGGCTCGTTTCGATTGGAGGGCTTCCCGTCCACATAGGACACGGTCAACCCGGCGACGGATAAAAGGGTCGTGCCGGGCACGAACACCGCGCCAGAGCCGTTGTAGATCACCACGAACCCACAGCAGGCCCGCGCCGAGTCCAGGTCCGGCAATCCTTCCATCGCCAGCCGCTCAGAGGCGTACCCCGTCGCATTGGCTCCGGCCTGCGTAATCACCAGAACCCCGGCCGAGTTGATCTCGATCAGCCACGCCCCGAACTTCCCATTGGGCAGGTTGCTACCCGTCAAGAGCCCTTCAGTGCCAGCCGTGTAGTAGGAATACCCCTCGATCCTGTAGGCGAAATCGTTAACCTCAATGGAGGCGACGGAGATCACCCCGATCCCGATACTGGTATTCTCAAGACAACTCTCATCATTCGGGTATTGCTTGAAGAAGAAATCAACATCGAAGGTCAGGTGAATCTGCCGGTCGTCGATGAACGCGGGCATCTTGAAGGACAGATAGTCGTTGGAAATCGCATAGGAACCCGGATCGACGCAGGTCAAATCCTGATAGAACACGGACTTGATCGCATCCTGAAGCACATCCCGAGGAAAGTCGCGTGTGTAGAAGTCATTGATCAGGGTGTTGATCGCGGCGTCGGACATCTGGCCGACAGTCTTTCGGCCGGTCAAGTCCCTGAACTTCGTTCGGATGTCTGCCAGTGTCCAGGCCATTGTTATTCGCCTTTAACGGTTTTCTTGGCGGCTACTTTCTCTGCGGTAATTCTTGCCACCCGCTTTTCGAGCATCAGCTTGGCCTCTTGAATCTTGCCGATGGCCAGAACGAGTTCCCGATCCGTTGCCGGGTTGTGCGGTGTCTTCTGGAGTTTTTCGATAGCCGACTCCAGCAGGTCAATCGGAAGATTTTTGATATTGTCGTGTTTTTCCTGTTCGGGTTTCGTTTCTTTTTTCATGGTACGTTTTTCCTTCAAATTTGGGGGCCGGGTGGAGGACGGACCCGACCCCCTCTGCCAATCACACTTCGCAGTGTGGCGGTTGTTGGTTACTGAGCCGTAACGACCGAAAGAGGCGAGAGCGGAACATACCGCATGTAGGTCGTAAATTCGCCTGTACAGGCCCCATCATGCGCGGCCGTAAGTTCGATCATGCCGATAGGTACGATAAGCCCTGAGTCGGTAGTAAGCCCGAGGGAGCATCCGTTTGCGTTCAACAGTAGATCGGCGGCAAGTACCCCGGCCCAAGTCAGGATTGTACCCACCGCTGCATTGTTGCACTCAAGAGCCGTACCATCGGTCCCAAAGGCCGTGTCGGTTGCGGGAGTAGTCGGGTCGATATTGTACCCGACTAAGCATCCCTCGGCGGCAATCGGAGTCGTCGTCACATAGGTCACAATCTCGACGATCTTGATCGGACCCCCCGACACAGCGAACAGGTTATTGGCCCCATTCGCAATCGTGGAGACAGTCTTTGAAATGGACTTTGCCGACATCGAGATTTCGTATTCGGATCTCTCAAACAGGGACCCGTCACGATTTCCACCGGCGACGATCGTCGAGGAATCCGCCAAGTTGTCCGCGTCGGTTGGAATACCGATGATGCCCGCGATAGAGACTGCACCATCGACGAGGGCTGCACCATCGGAACCAATCGCATCGACAAGGGATTTGTTCGACCCCAGTGCGTCACCACCCGTCCCCGCGTTCACGGCTTCGGAGATAAAGGCAATGGCTTCGGCAAACGACTTTCCGTTACCATAGACGGACGCAGTCGGCCATGCCACAAGCCCCGCGGCCCCGGACAAGGACTCCATCACGCCCGACGCTTGCGAGTAGGCGTTCGTGGGGATCGGGAAAGCGGTCGCATCGACACCCAATACACCCAAGTTCCCAAAGCACATCAGGGAGCCGGGGTCAAGGACATTGGTATAGACATCCGAACTGCACAGGTTGTTGGCGCAGATACCCGTTGAGGCCGCCGAGAATTCGATGGCATACTGTCCGGTATCAAGATTGGTCGCTATATTCCCTTCGACCAGAACATTGATATTGATATCGTCGCTCAAGATGCACGCTTCATCCCAGTCGCCGATGAACAGGTTATTCTGGATGGTCAGCCCATTGACGATCCCGGCAATGCTGGTGATCGCCGAACCGGTTGCCCCATCGTCATACGAGAAGAACTTGTTTCCGATGATATGGACATCGTTACACCCGGCATAGGCAGCGGCACCATTGACAATGATACAGCTTAAAAACTCGTCGGCCGCCGTCGCACTTTCCACAAATTCACAACCTTCGATCAGGCAGTTATCGCCCGAGGTCTCAATGTCGATTGCCTTTAGCACGGCGGTGACGGCGGGGATCATCCGGATATTGTAGAGTGAGACATTGGCTGCACCGATAACGATTTCTCCAGCCGCATTCGTGTAGGAGAAGGTGGGACGGTCAGCGTCGTTACCCAGACCAATCACCGTGATCCCGGCGACATCCAGATCGACTCCATTGGCGGCCGATAAGCTCTCAGCGTGACCGGATGCGACGAAAATCACATCGCCGTTGTTGGCCGTGCAAAGGGCAACGGCCGAGTCCAAGGTCGCCTTGGGATGCACCCAGTCGGTCCCAGTGTACGAGGCCGATCCGACATTGGAATCGACATAGAAGAAGTTCCCTGTCCCGGAAAAGTACAGGCCGGAGATATCGTCCTTAAGGGCGCTGAACTGGTCATTCAGCAGGCGCTCAAGGCGCTGGGGGTCGGAACAGTTCTGGAAGTTGATTTTTTGGGTCGGCACATAGGCTAGTGCGGTCGAAGCCAGAATCAGGGCCAGCACACCCAACATAAAGAGTTTGTTACGCATGGAGATTACTCCTTTCAGTTACGCTTTCTTGTCAGCCGAGGGCACATACCCCATCTTGAGGATGCAGGTGTATCGGTTCCTTCGGCGGGTCGGATCACCCATCTTGAGCTGACCGGTCGCCGGATCAACTACCGCTTCCGGATCGGGTACAGACAGATTGTTCAGGTAATTCGCCAGCGATCGGGGAATCTGGTAAGTATTTCCCGTCGCAAACTCCCACCGCTTGACCTTGCCGTTACGGACATAGTGACTCTTGTCGGCCTTGGACTCCGGACCCCCGCCGTCCCAACTCACCTGTACGGGAAGATTGGGAAATTCGACATTTCGAATCTCGTAGTATTCGAGGGGGTCCTCGATCTTCGGGGCGGCGGTTTCCGGTTTCTTCGGCATCACGAACGGAACCTTCTTTTCCTGCGTTGCACTTTCAATCATGGGTATTGCCTCCAGTCAAATCACTGTGCCGGCCCGGGATGGGGGTCGGCCCGATGCCGTCCCCACCATCCCAAAGCCAGAGTTTCGTTACTGTAACGACGCGATACGGCTCGACGCCGTCACGCCGACGGGCAGGTTGGCTACATCGCCGAAGTCTTTGACGATCGAACCGCGGATCGCATAGCCCCAGTAGATCGTATCGTTGACGGCCAGTGCCGCAGCAATCTCGATACCGGCGCACTGCTTTTCCACTTGGGCCACATTGACCCGTTCCCATTCGGTATCACCACCGGCGCCATCCTTGACCCGATCCCCGATCGCGGGAGCGGAATTCCAGTTGGGCTCGGTTGCGGTCCCGGTCCCGGCAGTCACGCACTCGAAGACCGAGGATTTGTCATAGTCGCTGGTCATCGTGGGACTGACATAGGTTCCGGGAACGGCGCCAGCCCGAGCGGTTGCGGCCGTCGAAACGGCGGTCGTCCAGCGGGAGATCGTCGGGGTTTTCTTCTTGCCCTCGAACGCCTCGATACCGTTGCCGTGGGTGAACAGGGCCGTGACGCCTTCGGTGATCTTGAACCCGCCGGCAATCGCGGTAGCGCCGTTATCTTCGAGCATCCGGGACCAGATATGGGTCACGCATGCGGTGGCGGCGCCTTCGATGAAGAGGACGACCAGATCCGGGATGAACCCGAAATCCAGTTCGAGGATTTCCCCGCTGCCCGTGTATCGGAATGTTGCAAAGTCTTTAATCATGACACTTTCCTTTCTGAGAAAGTTTTGTCTTGTTGAGGCCGTCCGTTACGACATGTTGGTGCAGAGCAGACGGTGGATGTAATCCTCATTGAGAATCCGGCACGCCCAACCCATGACCTTCCAGCCGATGGTCCCCTGTTGGTTGATGGGGTCAGCGGACCCTGCGGAACCCAGCGGCTTGATGATCATTTCGCTGTTGAGGCCGCGGGAAGCATACCCGCCGCCGGAGTCGCCGGTATTGCCCAGCGAAACCACGCCATAGGCGTTCTTGGCGATGACCAGGTTGTTGTAGTAGGTGGCGTCGATGCTGTCGCCCGCTTGGTGTGACTTGGTGGACATCAGCCAGCGGACGGCGTTGGTGGCACCCACTTCGCCGAAGACCTGCGCCGAGCCGTTGGGGTACTTGTTGACGGGGACCCACCCGGACACCTTCTGGAGATCGTCCCAGAGGTCCGTATGGGCAATACCGTAGAAGGCGTCGCCGATGGGGGTGGTGCCGACGCCCTGAGAGGCGCCAACCATCCGGGTCATGTACTCGGCATCGTTGCCCAGCAGGGTCTGGACGACCGAATCAATGTCGGTATCGTTCAGGTCGGTGGGGACTGAGGCTCCATTCGAGCAGGTGGTCGATCCGGCACAGGCCAGCAGGGTATCGCGGGTCAGGCGGTCGAAGGTTTCACCTTCCTGATCGCCGAGCTTCGAAGAAAACTCGTTGAGCACATTGTCGGCTTCGGTGATCTCCAGTACATCGGTGTAGATGATGAAGAAGCCGTACTGCTTGACCGTGACCGTCAGATCGGTCTTGATGATCGTACCGCCCGTCGGGGGGATACCCTCGGCCAGCGGAGTCGTCGCAACGGCCAGCTTTTGATACCGGCGCATCTTGACGGTCTTTCCGTTCTTGGTGGGAAGCGGGATGCGTTCCCCAAATTGTGTATGCAGCAGTTTGGGTTTGGCAAACTGGAGCAGTGTTCTGTTGTAGTATTCCGTGATCGAGTTGTCGATGATCGCGGTACTTACAAAATGTTCGGTTGCCATATTCGTTACTCCTGTTGATGGTTATGTCTTGGTTTCGTGTTCACGATATGGCCCATTTCATTCGATCAGATATCGACCCGGCTGGAAGCGTTTTTGCGTTGGATTTCCAAAAACTCCGCTTCCGTCATGGTGTTCCAGTTGGGTTTTCCGCCGATGGCGCCGCGCCCGCCGAGCGCCCCAATCGTTGGTACGGGTGGGGCTGGGACTATCGGGGGGGGCGGCGGTGCGGGGGGAGTCGTTGTTGCCATGGGTCCACGAGCCGCAAACGCCTTACCGATCTGGTAGGCGGCGAGTCTCGGGTTCGGACTGGATTGAATGATTTGGGCCAATGCAGGATTTGCATTGAGCGCCTGAATGAGCGGGCTTTTCGGATCTTCGCTGACGATCTGGTTGTAGTCGGGCATGGAGGCCATCACTTGAATGTCGGCGATTTTCCGCTCCATCGCGGCGACGGTTCTGGAGAGGGCTTGCTTGATCTGCTCCCGATTGAGGTAGGGATCGTCGCCCATTCCTTCCATCACAGAGTCCACGATAGAAGGTTCGGGGGTAGATGGAGCCGCGGCCGGTGCATTGCCCGTCCTTGCAAATTGCTCCATAACCTTAACTTGGGCCTCCAGGTTGCGAATCTTCTCGGCCTGCTCATTCTTGGCTGTGACAACCTCCTGAAACCGCTGGTACGGGATCGCTTCCGGGGTTGGAGTCGTCCCGTCCGGGCTTGCGGGCGGCTGGTCTTGAATCCCCCCGGCGGGCGGGGTCGTTACGCCGGTAATATCGGTGGAGATGGACGGTGGCGCTGGTGTGGCTGCGGGGGTCGGCGCCGATGCCAGTGGTGCATTTACGACCGGTTGTGCTGCTGTTACGACTGGATCCATTCTTGTTTTCCTCGCTTAAAGTCGCATCTTTACCGGTGGGCGAATCCGTGTAACGCCCTTGCGACGGTTATCGTTACAGGAGGGGCATTCCTTCGGCGGAACGCGCGATCCTGTCACTTCCCTTGTTCGAAATCCCGATAATCTCGTCATCGTTCAGGACGGTATCCTGGGGCAGAATCCAGACATCCGAGATGGTCCCCTTGCGGTTATCCACATAGAAGCACATCGTGTTGAAGGTCTTGCAGATCGCCGCAAACTCTTCCGGGGTCTTGTCCGTATTGACGATGATCACCTTGTTTTGGATCACCCTGTTGGGCAACAGGTTGCACTTGACCACGATGAAATAATGGTCCTTGTTGGAACACCGATTGAAAATCTTCTCCAGCGTGTCGCGCAGTTGCTCGGTCAGGGCTCGGGATACGCCCAGCGAATCAGCGTCACGGTTTTGAATCTGAATGATCGGGGAGGTCATCACCCGCTTGGGCGCCTGCGTCGGCCCCATCAGGTCGATTCTGCGTCGAACATTAATCCGTACCATTTTATCGTCCTCTCTGTTTGGGTTTTGGCTTGGGCCGCTGGCCCGGCTGTGCGGGCTTGGCCGATCCGTTCTTGAGGATGTTCTGGGTTTCGGCGATGGTCTTGGCCCGCTCGACGATCCCCGTCGGTTCGATCTCGGCTGTCTCGGTCTTGAGTTGGGCGACCTTGGCGGCGTCCATGCCCGCCTTGACTTGGGCGATCTCCTGGGCCATCTTGGATTGCTGGGCCTGCGCTTGCTCGGCCTGCTGGACGGCCGCCAGCATTTCCTGTTTGTTGGCCGACGGCATATTCTTGAGTACCATACTCGGCGGGATTGGGTACATCCCGGTCTCGAACATGGTTCGAAGCTCCACAAAGAACATCTCGCGCTGGGAGTCGGTCAGGACGCCCTCCTGCGGGGTACAGTCGTACCGGACCAGATCGCGGTTGTAGAATTTGGGGGCTGGGGGCTGGTTGATGATCCGCTGGACCCTGGCCTTGTCATAGCTCCCCTGGACCATCAGGACGGCCTTTCGGCCCAGTTCGGACTTGGAGGTCCGGAGGTTGTCGAATTCCTCTTGCAGGACATTGAGGGCCCCTCCCTGACGCAGTTTGGAGAGGACTCCGGACACATCGTTATTCTCAGTACCGAACAGTTCCTCGTTGATGCCGGGGATCTCGGTGATCTGCTTGTCCATGAGTTGCTGAAGCGCGAACAGGCCGGAGGGAACATCTCCGCCATCCTTGACGGCCACATCTTCGGTACTGGCCCCCTTCTTGATGAATACCGTCTTTCGGTTGGCGCCGGTCGCCAAGCCCTCAGGATCAACCAAAGAGTCCATCTTGGCGATGTAGATTTTATGGATGACCGACTCGGTGATATCCAGCATCTGGTTCATTCGCCGGTTGTCGGCACGCTGGGGGTCGAGGATGCACTGGACAAAGCTCTGAAGCCGGTACGAGAAATCGTCTTGCTCGGGGCAAAACTCACCCCCCACGAAAACACAGGGGTAATCGTCGATCCCGTAGGGGTTTTCGATATCGGTGAGCCACTTCCCATCGGCAAACAGGGAAAGCTGAATCGTCTGGCACTCGCCCTCTTTGATCGGGGCTCCGGCGGCCTGTAACTTAGCCAGGTAATCCTGATTGTCTTTGGGTATCTCGACCTCGGTCCCATACTGCGGATCGATGGTCATTAATCGCTTGCGGGTCGTCTGTTTCCAATGCTCCTCGACCAGATGGATCGCATCGAGGCCCCGGCGCTCCTGCGAGGCGACATTGCCCCGCATCTTGCCCAGATTCCATCGGGAGGTCACGGCCTGGTCCGGGAAGATCGCGGCCACATCTTCTTTGGTAATCTCGCCCGGGAAGAGCTTGAGCAGGTCGCGGCCGGCAATCCACTTGCCGCGCAGGATGTACCCGCAATCGGACAGGTCGCGGTTGACGAAACCCGGATCGAGCATGACTTCGTTGTGGGGCGATCTGTTGAATGAGATATCGCCGAACGAATCCCGCATCATCCAGAGCAGGTTCATGCCGGTTACGAGCGATCCCCACTTGAAGCACTCCGAGAGCATGGCGTATCCGCGGCGGTTCATGGTCCGCAGGATGATCTTGGTCAACTGGTTTGCGGCCGGATCGTCCTCGTTTCCTTCGCCGCCAATCTTCAGGGACAGGCGGTTTTTTCGTTCGTACCCAGACACGATTTTGACGACGCGCTTGAGCCGGTTGAAGATGTAGCCGGCCCGCTTGTATTTGCTTAGCTGGTCTTTTTCCTGCGCGGTCCACTGGTCGCCCAGATACATCTTGAGGCACTCATCGGCCTGGGTCAGCCAACCGCCCCATGCGGCCTTCGCTTCTTTGTAACAAACACACAGATCGTCGTATCTCGGATCAGGCAATGGCGTGTACCTCCAGTCCTCGGGCCAGACGGATCAGCCGCTCGACATTGATGTTATCGTTACCGCCGGGGACCGACGAGCCGACCGATTCGCTGTTGCCGCGATACCACAGTGCCCCCTGCCGGAAGGCGTCGGAGGCGTGCGAACTCCAGTCGTGGAACGGGACATTGGCGTAGGCGATCCGGGTACTGGCAGATTTCTTCTCGATATATTCGTAATGGTACGATTCCAAGGCGGCCAGCCCGTCGGCGCACTTGACGGCGTCGATCCAACAGAGAGGAAGCACGCCGCGGACCGTTTCGATCCCATCCTCGACGCGGGTGGGTTTGATGATCTCGAAGTCCAATCCCAACTGCATCGCAATCTCTTTTTTCGTCTGGCCGACGGCATCCTGAATCCGGTGGTTCATGTCATGGGGTCCGACATGCTTGGCGTATCGATATCCCTCCAGATCGGACTTTTCCTTGAG